ACCGGCCTGTCCACTGGGCTGTTTGGGCTGGCCCCCTGCATGGATTCAAACATGTCCTTCAGGTAGACTTCAGTTACCTGCTTGGGGCTGCCACTGATCTTGATCTGCCCCTTTTCCAGCAGCACAGCCCGATTACAGAGGCTGTTGACCGCCGCTGTGTCATGGCTGACAAAAAGGGCTGATGATGAGGGACGTTATAAGTTACGAGGAAATACCGGGATAAGTCGGGATATGCTGGGATATATCAAGACTCTGTTTGTAATGGGATTACACCGGGCGCAACGGAAAGGCGGGGAATTTGGCCCCGCCTTTTTACATCAGACCGAACCTGATTTATGCCTTCCCACATGCCGGAATCCGCAGGTCGGACAGATCCATACCAGGGTTCTTCCGTCCAATCATGGCAAGGAGATGGGCATTAAGCTGACGAGCCAGCCGGAGGCGTTCAGCAAGTACATCTTGGTCGGCTTTGGCCTTGTCGGCCGCTAGCTGTGCACTGTCTGCCTCAGCACGAGCCTGCGCCGCAACTTTCTGAATATCCTGTGTCATGGTTTCGAGCAGCAGATCACAGACATACTCCAGGCGTACCTTGCCATCTTTTTTGATACGTACCTGCCCACGACTGGTCGCTTGAAGGATGAATCCGCTTGGGCCGCGTACTTCACCACGCCGACTTATACTGTAGCCAGGGAAATTCGGTATATCAATGAATCCCACGATCAACCTCTCTTGCACATACTGTGTTTGACCCGATCCGCCTCTTCACGCCTTTTAGCATTATTGAAGCGATCAAGGCTGCCCACGAGATAGCCTGTGATCCGCCGGATCCGCTCGAAAGGAACACCCTCACCGATCATCTTTTTTTTATGATCCGGCTTTATGGCATACATTGGCGTTTACCGTATCCCTGGGCCGTACAGCCTTATTCAATGCCTCGATCATGACGTTTGCCATTGCTTCTGTTTTATCCAAAGGACGCTTGCCTTTGTTCATGACACAGACGACACTGTCATCTTTCTTGTCATGTATCATCCATGCTCCCCCAACAGTCTTTTTCAGATAGAAACGTTCTTTGTTATTGGACATGAGCGTTCCGCTGCATATTTTCGGAAAGGATCTTTGCATATTTATTTAGTGTATCTTCCTTTCCTTTTGCCATGTTATCTGTAAAGCCGAGCATAAAGGCTTGAAATTCAGGCACACGCGCATAAAAAGGACTTAAAGCCTCTTCACGCATTAAAAGATTCAGAAGCTCAAAACAGTCAGCCCAGCCAGCCAGACGGGCTTCAAACAGGTTCCGTTCGAGTTCATTCATCATATTCTCCCTTGGCTGCTCATCAGGCCGGAGCCGCCATGCCCCGACGACGGCCCCGTAGGGCCGTTTCGCTTTACTCAATTCCAGCCTCTTTTTTCAGGGCACACAGGGTCATCTCTGCCGATTCCTCTCCACCGGAGAACTCCACAAACTCATACCAGTGATTTTCGACCAACATGGCAAGAGCCGCCGCATCAATAGTGTCAGTTTGCATTGATGGCCTCCTTGAGTTTTTGGCTGGGGATGAACTTGATGGTCTTGCAGGCTGGCACATGAATGGTTTCCCCTGTGCGAGGATTGCGGGCATCACGGGCCGCGCGTTTTACCAGCTTGAAAGTTCCCAGACCCGACAGGCTTACGCTGTCGCCTGCTGCCAGGGCATCCTGCAGAACGCTGATAAAGGCTTCAGCCGCCTCTTTGGCCTGGGCTTTGCTCCAGGCGTGGCTTTTGGTGAACACCTTCTCTAAAAATTCGGCCTTATTCATGTTTGCATCCTCCTTGGGATAGGTTGTGTTACTGATATACGGAGCTTGCTGTAACCACGACCTTGCCGTTCAACACAGACGGCGCATTGTCATCTTCTCGCAGTACTGCCAGGCAGCGTTCACGGCAGATCGGATCTTCACATCTGTCCAACCATTTTTTCAGGGTTTCGATGACCCCCTGACACTGTTTGACTGTGGCATCCTTCAGCGTGCGACCAGTAATGCGCCGTACATAGGCTTCCAGCGCTTCTTCAGAACGATTTCTGACGATACCGCAATCTGCCATAGTCAGCCAAAGAGAACGGATCTTCCGTGCCTGGTCGTCATTGACCAGAGGCTTGCCCTTATGGGTTGACCGCTGCCGAAAACCCCGCAGCTTCAGTTCCTCCACCACACGCCACTGCTCTTTTTTCGACATCCTCGCACACGAATCCTTGCCCACCGTATCCAGCAGGAAAGCACGATACGTTTCGTCATCCATGCCGAGCTGGTTCTTGGCTATATGGATCATGCTGATCAGGCCTGCCATATTTCCCTCCTATGCTGCGGGCGGGCTTTCCGCCAGTTCGATTTCGGCCAGCTCATAGTAAAAGTTATCCTCCTGCACCAGCTTCCAGCCTACAGCGGCAAGGCTGTCTGCATCCAGGCCGCGTAATGCTTCCTTGTCCACCTCTTCCTTGGTACGGACGCAGGGCAGCCCGCGTTCCTTGATCAGACCCAACACACGCTCCCAGGTAAATTTCTTGACTGTCCGCAGTGTCGAGGATGCCCGAAAGCCAATGGTACCGAAATTGAGATCCAGCGACTTGCGGCTTTTGAAAAGCGCATCCCGCTGGGAAATACCAAACTGGATCAATGCCTGCTCCCGCGATGCGATTTCCTGCTTGAGCGGATCACATTTTGCGGCGCATTCTGCCTTCAGGCGATCCACGTCTTCTTTCAGACCAAGCTCATGCAGGCTGATCTGCCGCTTGCGGGCCGCTATTTCGGCCAGAACGGCATCGGCATCTTCCACACTGTTGACGGTCGGTGATTGCAAAACCGGCTTTACTCTCTTGCCCATACTATTACTCCTTTACAGTAACGATCCCTGTTGCGCTTCTTGTTCCTGAGTTCTTCGTGCCAATTCCCTATCGACCTTGCGCTCATAGTCGCGTGCGCACCGTAAATCATAGGATGAACGGGTTTTGTAATAGCATGACTGAGCTATCCGCATCTGACGTACCAGCCTTTCAAATTCCGCATCGTTCATTTTGCCCCCTATGCCCGAACCTGCCGGACCACATCGGCCGTCACCATGCGCTCCCCCATGCTGGCCGCCAGATTCATGGCTGCGGTGGCGTAATTGCTGATAGCCAGTGGATAGCCCATGTACACCCCCTGGCCGGAACGATCCCGGGCCACAAGCAGACGATCCCGCAGGGCTTCAAGGGCGTCATCCTCAAAGGCGGCATGTACGTCCGCACCGGCTCTCTGGAAACGATGTTCCAGAAATTCAGTGGGTTTTTTGATGGGCTCCAGCCGGATGGGTACGCACCGCTGGACAACTTCGCGCACATCGCTCTGCGTATTGCCCAGCTTGTCCATCAGCTCGGTCTGACCGATGAGGATGATGGAAAGCAGCCGCTTCATGCCGTCCTTCAGCTCCCAGAAACGCTTCAGGCTTTTCAGCGTATGGCCGTTGAGGTCGTGCGCTTCCTCTATGATCAGGACATGGCGCATCCCTGCCCGGTTCGATTCTTTCAGTATCCGGTGCAGCTGGCGATCTCGTACCTCCTGGCTTCGCGGGATGCGTCCGGTAGGAGCAAGGGTGGCCATAATGGCTTCAGCTATGTGCCGGGCCAGCATGGGCTTGCCATCGCGTCCGCCGGTCATGCTCAGAGTGTAGGGTTCTATGATGATCACACCATCGCCGTCTTCGCGCAGACGTTCGATAAGGTCTTCCCGCAGGGTGGATTTGCCTGAGCCGGATTCGCCCACCACAGCCAGAAAGTTGCCGTGCATGGCCGCGTCATACATGAACTCCCGCACATAGCGGCTTTCTGGAGAAAGGTACACATCTCCAGGGCTTTGGGGATCATCAAAGGGATCCCGCAGCAATTTGAAGTGCTGCCTGGCCCGCGGTGTCAGTATCTGCTTGCGCAAAATCATGTCTTCATCTCCCTTGCCTGCGCTTTTACATTCTTCACATTGTCCCAGAGCGGCTTCCACGGCTTCGGCCTCGGCTCCCCGGGATTGCAGCCATACAGCCAGCCGGTTTCTGATCCGGCTCCATCCTTTCCTCGGCAGCCCCTTGTCGTTACAGAGCAGATTGACTGCCGCCGCTGAAAGATCCGCTGCCTTCGCCATCTCGCGCTGGCTGATGCCCAGGCTGACCAGCAGCTCCTTTAATTTCAGTTGGCGCATGCCTGTTCCCCCTGCTGCCTGTCAAAACGCAGTATATTTGCCGGACGTGGTGCGAATCTGGCTTTTATGGCCTCTGCCAGTTCCGGCAGGGCGTCTTCCGGCACTTGCTGCGGGAAGCGCGCCCGAATCAGGTCATTGCAGGCCACAGGATTGACCGCCCAGGCTTCGCCGCACATCTCCATGAGGCGGTTGGCGGCCTGTGCCCGATTGAGCGGAACAGGCGCGGCCGTCTTTCCTTCCACCGTCAATGCCCGGCCCGACCGCCGCAGATACTGCGGTGCCTCGCGTACATCGGCCATCATGTCCAGATCGGCAAAGGGCGTCCTGTTGCGGTTCCTGTGCGCCTTTTCCGCCTCTTCAATGCTGTCCGTGCCATAGGCCCGCTGCTTGATTTCCTTGAGGTTGCGTTCGGCCTGAGTTTCTGGTGGACGCCGCCATTCTTCGCCGATGACCGGGGCTGTCACGTCCCGTCCGGCCTCGTCCTTGACTATGGGCGAGACCTCGAAGGCCAGCTCCCGTCCGTCAGGCATATCCTTGAAAAGCATGATGCAGGGTGCCCGGAAGGGATTGAGCCGTACCTTCACTGTGTCCTTTGCCGAAAGGCCGTGATAGCCCAGCTCCCGCAGATCATATTCCTGCACGCCGTGCGAGCGCGTGTTCACGCTGATGCGGAAACGGTGATCAATCTGCCGCGTTACGTCTTCCCAGTGAGCAATGGCTTCCAGCACTGGCCGCTCCACTGTACGCAGCTGTGCGTCCGTGATGCCTGTCCATATCTGGTTTCGTGCCTTCCCTGCCCGTACCAGTATCTCATGGGCATTGAAGTGCCGCCGCCATCTGTCGGCCTCACTCTGCAGGGTCGCCATATCGGGCATGACCATGAAGCGCAGACGGGATTCAAAACCCTTTTCCACCAGATTCTGGGCCACTTCCACCGCACCCGTGGCACGGGCATTGCCTGCCTCATGCCAGAGAGGCTTGATGTCCAGATCCCGCAAAAACTGCGTCACAAGGGAGGATTTGTTCCCGCTGCCCTTGTCCATGAAAATCTGAAACGGCGCGCCGTGCATGGGGTCTCTTTCGCCCCTGTTGCTGATGGCCTCCACCAGGGTATGAATGACGCCCCAGGCATCCTCGCCTCTGGCCTGTTCATAGTGCAGATAGATATTGCTGCTGAAGTGATCCACAATGATGTAGCGGATGATGCGCTGACTTGCGATTTCCAGCAGTCTGTTGGGCTTGTGAGCATTGTAGTCCCGCTCGTTGAGCAGGCGAACGGTGGGATTGTTCTTCATGCGGTAGAGAACACAGACAGAGGCATCCATCTCCCATGTATGGTTGGGGTGCAGGCTGCGCAGTTCCACCGCAGGACGTGCCGCTGCCAGCTGTGAGGGGTGGCAGCCAAAGCGTCGCATGGCGCGGGCCACTGTTCTGGCGCTCGGCATGACTATCTCTCCTGTTTCCGGATTCATAATGCCGTGTCCATTGGCCGCAAGGCGTTCACAGGCCGCCTTGATACTGGTGATCTGCTTGCCGTTCTGCCGCCTGCTCAAATGCGGCAGGCCGCCGGCCAGCATGGCCAGTTCACGGTCCACGCAGGTTTCCCCCTTGTCCGAGCGTTTTTTTCGCCCGCTGACCCAGCCCGTATGTTTTTTGAGCAGGTCATAGACAGTCTTGGTCGTCTTGCCCAGGGTTGTGGCTGCCCGTTCCATCAGGGCTGCCCGCGTCCCGTCCGAAGGCGGCGCAGCTTCCAGTTGGCGAGCCAGCTCATGCAGAAAACCCTTTTGCGCGGCCGTGATAGCCATAGCCAGTTCCTTTGCTTCAGTCGTTCTTAGTTTCGGCAGCAGCCTCTTCCTCGGGCTCGCCCCCTACCTCCACGATCTGCCCGAAGCAGGCGTCCACGCCTGACTGTACCAGAGCGCCCTCGCAGTCGCGCAGGAGCAGATTGACCCGCTCGTGCGTGTACGCAAAAAGATCGTTGCGGGATCGCTCATCGCCGAAGATAGCCGAGCAGTGGGCGCAGAGACTGATGACCGCCACAAAGACATCCCGGCAGCGTTCGTCCAGCGTTGATCTGGCCTTGGCATTGGCCTGCGCATCGGCCTCGCTCTTTTCGTCCGGCGTCATGCTGTCCAGCCGCTCCAGACGGGTCTCCAGTTCTTCCAGCTTGGCCCCGCGTTTTTTGGCTACTTCATCCTTGGCCTGCAGGGTGGCCTCCAGTTCCTTGGTTTTGGTCTTGGCTTCGGCCAGTTCCGTGCGCAGATCGGCAAGGCGGTCCTTCAGCTCTTCCGGCCCTTCAGCCTTCTCCACTTCCTCAAGGATGGCCTGTCGCTCTTCCGCCGGCAGGGCGGCGATGCCCTTGCGCAGCATACGCAGATCACGGTAGCCGAGGCCCAACGATTCCTGCATCTCCAGCAGATTGCCGCCGAATGCCGCGAGATTCTGTAAGTCTTCGTTGATTTTTTTATGACTGTAGCCGTTAGCCTTGCAAAACTCTTCCCAGGTGTTCACCTGTATGACTTCGCCCGTGTCCCTGCTCCGCACGCTCATGCCCTTGTAGGCATGGCCTTCCCTTATTTGGGCAAAGGCTTTGAGGGCCGCCACGCGATTGATGGCTTCGTTCAGCTGGAATGCCGCTATGGAGCCTGAGAGCTCAGCCAGCTGGAGGCTTTGCGCCAGCTCGTTTTTGGGCATGCTCACACTGTTGGCCCGAATGGCGTCTATCATGGGGACGGCCGCATCGGCCGCATCCTGCGCTTCCCGCATCCGTTCGTTCATCATGTTCTTCCTGGCCATCGTTTCCTCCCTATGGCAGCATCTGGCGGGCCTGCGCTGTCACGCGCATGTCGAAATTACGGCTGCGCTCGGCCAGATCGCTCATATAAAACTGGTACGTCTTCATCAGGGCCACCGGTTTTTCGCTCACGGCCCAGCGGCCGTTATCCAGCTTGCGTACCCAGCCGGCCTCCTCCAGCATCTGAAGATCCCGGCAGACATTGGCGGGCGAGTATCCTGTGGCCTTGATGATTTCCTTGTTGCTCATGCCGTCCAGTACGGCGCTGAACAGCGTTTCTGTTATTTTGAGTACCCGCAGGGGGGCCTGTTCTGTTGCTCTAATCATGCCTGCCCCTCTGCCTGCTCGGGAATCAGCAGCCCTTCTGCCACATCAGCCGCTGCCAGTATCTGCTGGCGGATTCTGCTGATAAGCTCCCATTCCTCCCGCCCCACACGGCCGCCAAGATCGGCCAGATGTATGGCGCAGGTTACCATGTCCTGAGCCAGCGGGCTTGTGTATTGTATTCTGTCAATGTTTTGGGTATTCTGCTGTTCAGACATAGGATTCATCTCCCTATTTGTCGTTGTGGCGGGGTCGGTGCGAGGCCCCGCCGCTTTTTGTAAGAAAGCAGCCATTACGCCACTCCCTGCACCTGTTCTCTGATTGTTCCTTCCTTGAGGCCGAGGGCCACCGCGATGTCATGCGACATGCCGTATCTGCCCTTGTACCTGCCCCGCAGGACTTCATGCACAGCCCGCACCGGAAAGCCGTTGGCCCGAGCCCAGGCCGCAATGGGAATGCCCTGGCGTTCCAGATCTCTGCGGGCCTCTTCTGCTGTGCGGACATGCTTTCCGCTCATCCCTGAACCTCCTTGTAGTACTTGTGCCTCACCCTGCTTTCCTGTATGGGGAAGTGGTGACTTGTGGCGTTTGTCGTTGACCAAAAATAAACAAAATAGCTAAACAAAGTCAACAAATTTTTTAAAAAATAAACAAATGGATTTTTCCTATGGAATCTGTAGGGGATAGAATAAAAAGACTGCGAGGGAAGCTGACGCAAAAAGAGTTCGCGGACAGCTTAGGAGTCACGTCTCAGGCAGTCATAAACTATGAATGCCATGGCCGCATTCCGAGCAGATCTATACTAAACAAAATATCAAATGTTTACTCTGTAAGCGTTGACTGGATTTTGTATGGTCAAAGTGCGGCTGTAGGTTTACCTGAAAAAATGGCTGACAAGTCAGCAGTTTTTGACTTTAATAAAAATCAACATACTGAAATTATTAGAAAAATAAAAAATGGAACGGCTGACGTGTCAGCCATTTTACAACTGACCAAACAGAATGGCGAACTACATCAAGAACTTTTAGCAGTAACACGTCAGAACGGTGACCTGCGTGTAGAGGTGGAGCGGCAGCGTGCTCATATAGCAGACCTTGAACGCCAGCTGAAAACAGCCCAGCCCGCAGAGCTTACCCGGCTGAAGACGGAAAACCGCGAACTGCGGGAGCGTTTGCGTGAGCTGGAAGATGTGTTTCAGCACATGGCTCCGGCTACGAACAGGATACAAACTTGCTTGCCGCTTTCCGGGGGCGGGGTGGAGCCGTAGGATTAAAGATACAGATACGCAGAAAACTACTGACAAAATTATATTTCACCTATAACCTTAACACGCTGATACCGATAGCTTTTCAAAGCGAGGAAGCATATGTCTGAAATCGTCATTAGAAAACGCAAGTTCAGCGAAGTCGATTTTGCCGATCCATTTTTTGACAGCCTGAAGGCATCTTATCAGGAATTTTCAGACTGGTTTGCGGCCAAGGGGGAAGAATTCGCCTATGTCTCCTACAGGCCAGATGGTAAGCTGCAGGCGTTCCTTTACCTCAAGCAGGAATTCGGCACAATTACGGATATCACCCCTCCCCTCAATACGGTCTCCTGCCTCAAAGTTGGAACCTTCAAAATTGACGCGCACGGCACAAGACTTGGAGAGCGTTTTGTAAAAATTATTGTAGATACCGTGCTGAATAAAGATTTGCGTATCGCCTACATCACGATTTTTCCCGAGCACAAGCCACTTATCCGTATCCTCGAAACTTACGGCTTCACCAGATGGGGAACGAAAAGCGGTCGCAACGGCACGGAAGATGTCTACGTCAAGGATATGCAACGTCTCACAGGAGATCCTAAACTTGATTACCCTGTGATAGACAGCAGGGGGAAAAATAAGTGGCTGATGGCGATTTATCCAGAGTTTCACACTAACCTTTTTCCAGATTCCATTTTAAGAACGGAACAGCCTTCTATTATACAGGATACCAGCCATACAAATAGTATCCACAAGGTCTATGTTGGAGGCTACCGTGCTTTTCCGCAGGTATCGCCTCAGGACTGTTTCATCATATATCGGTGTTTAGAGAAAGACAGTCGAAAGCCTGCATGGTATAAATCTGTGGCAACATCTCTCTGCGTCGTTGAGGAAATCCGCTCTGCGAGTTCTTTCGATAATGAGGGAGATTTTGTTTCGTATTGTCAAAAATACAGTGTCTTTGACGAGAGCAAATTGCGTAGTCTTTATAGGCGCTATGGGATTTTTGCCGTCAAGATGACCTATAATCTTGCCTTCCCCCGAAGGCCAAACCTCCACGCTCTAGTTGACTCCCATGCAGTGCCTCATCCCAGTACGGGGTGTTACATGGGGTTTCTTCCTTTGGGGGGCGTGGCATTCAAAACTATTCTAGACTTGGGAGATGTGCATGAAGGCATTGTTATCCATTAAGCCGGAATTCGCCGAAAAAATTTTTTCTGGCGAGAAATGCTTCGAGTTCCGCAAGTCTGCCTTTTGCCAGGAGGTAACTACCATCATCGTCTATGCGACAGCCCCTGTAGGCAGGATAGTCGGTGAATTTGAGGTGGCACGGATACTTGAAGATGCCCCACACCCCTTATGGGAAAAGACTAAACGAAAGGCCGGCATCACTTCGGCATTTTTTTTCGACTACTTCAAAGGCCGGAAGAAGGCTATTGCCATTGAAGTCAGTAAGCCTAAAAAATATAAGACAGCACTCAATCCCTATGAGGGCGGCAAAAAATTTCATCCTCCTCAGTCTTTCCGTTATCTCCCCTGAAATCTGGGCCGCCGCACAGCGGCCCTTGCTTTCTCTTTATCCCCCCCCTCATTACCCCCCGCGCAATGCCGTTGCGCCAGCTGTAATTTTTACACAACCCCCTAAAACTGTTGTATCCTTTCTGCAAAGGAGGATGCGACTATGGCCGTACAGTATTCAGAGCTCCTGGATGATGTGGCGGTAAAGGTGGGGGAGATGGCGCAGCACGGCCTGTCATCTGTCAGCGAAGCCGATGCCAGGGCATTCGGGCGGCGCGTGGCTGACATGCTCGCCGAAGACTGGGGCGGCTCCAACGTATATATCCCCAAAAACATGGCATCCCGTTTCCGCAACAGGGATGCCACACTTTATCGTGAGTACCGGGGCGACAATATAGCGGAGCTTGCCAAGAAATACGGTATCACCCAGCAACGGGTCTATGCCGTCATCAAGGCCGAGCGGGCACGCCGTACCCATTGCCAGATGGCCCTGCCCGGACTGGCGGAGGCGTTTTCCTAAAGCCCTTTCAAAGAAAGCCTCCAGCCTCTTTGCTATCCTTGCGCATATTCAGAATAGCAGGAGGTTGGAGGCTTTCCCATGACAGTGTCCTATCGAAATATGCCCACCAGGGCCTTCATTGCCCAGCTCAAGCGGCATGAGGGCTTCCGGGCGCAGCCCTATCTCTGCCCGGCCCATGTCTGTACCATCGGCTACGGCACCAATTTACAGGCCCATCCTGCTTTTATTCCCTGGGATGATCTGCGGCAGGCTGTCATCAGAAGGCGGCTCAGGGGGGTTTTCCTGCGTGATGCCCTGCGCGAGCGCGACATGCTCTGGACTGAGGAGCAGGCCGAAGCCGCCCTGCGTGAGGAAGTGGGGGTCTGCCTCGCAGCCCTGGCTGTCCGCTGCCCGGAATTTGTCAGCCTTGCCGAGATGGGCCAGCTGCCCCGCGCCGAAGTGCTGCTGAACATGGCCTTCAATCTTGGCGTGGATGGTCTGCTGAATTTCAAAAAAACTCTGGCCCTGCTCAATGCGGCCATCCGTGGTGACGGAAGCTATGCCCGTGTGGCCAGCGGCATGCTGTCTTCCCGCTGGGCCAGACAGGTGGGGCGCAGGGCTGACGAACTGGCCCGGCAGATGCGGACAGGCCAATACGCTGGCCCATACTCAGGGGAACACCAATGAGCCTGCGCGCTGCCCTGGCTGATGCCCTGCAAGGGCACGATGGCGGGTGGTCCACCATGCGCATCACCACCATGCTGGTCTGCGTGGTGGTTCTGGGCATGTGGGTGACTTTCTGCTTTATCGAGGGGCGCTTTGTGCCCATCAGCTGGGAGATGGTCACCCTGCTGGCAGGAGCGCAGGGGGCCAAGGCCGCCCAGCTGCGTTTCGAGCTGGGCAGGGATGGTTTGCATGGGGCTGACCGCCCCTGGGAGGGAGAAGGACTATGAAACATGTATTAGCACCATGCCTTACGGTACTGACCTGCATGATCTTCCTGCTTTACTGGCAGCAGACATGCCTTGAGGCTGCTAAAGCGGAGATCAGTCGCCTGCAGGAAGAAAAGGCCGTTGCCGTCCAGAGTGCGGCGGACTGGAAACTTGTGGCTGAAAACGCCCGTTTTGTTCAGGACGCTCAGGCCCGGCAGGCACAGGCCTGCCTTGAGCGGGAGGCAGCCGCTGCCATCGAAGTGGAACACTGGCAGACCGTCATGGCCCAGATGCAGACCCGTGAACTTGAGGATGAAGAAAAAATAGGAGTACCGGACGATGCGACGCGCCGTGCTTTGCTTGAGTCTCTTGATCGCCCTTGGTAGCGGCGGCTGTGCCGGACACACCGCGCCCGAACGCACGGTCGCCGCCCCTATTGTCATCCGGCCGGCCCCCTGTGCGCGTCCAGCCATGCCCGCCCTGCCGCGCATGAGCGGGCTGGCCTTTCTGGAGAGCAGGCAGGGCTACGAACTTTTGCGCCTGCGTGACAAACGTCTGCGGGCCTATGTGGCAGGGCTGGAAGACGCCCTGGAATGTTACGAAGCGCAGTTACAGCCGGGAACCCAAGCAGGAGACAGACCATGATGCAGGCCCTGCCAGACATCATACGGGAAAACCTTTCCGGCATTTTGCAGTTCCTCACCACAGGCCTGGTGCTCTGGGTCTGGTGGAGCCTGCGCCGTATCTTCGTGACCCGCATTGGCTTTGATGCCTACAAGGCTTCAGTCAATGCACGGCTGGAAGCCATTGAAGGGCGGCAGTATGACCTGACCTCGGCCTTACAGAAGATCGACGTCAAGCTGGACTGTCTGCCCACTTCCGAAGAGGTACAAAGGCTTGTGGTGGCCCTCAAGGAGAGTGAAGGCGACCTCAAGGGCATCAAGGCGCAGATGGAGGGGCTTTCCCATGCCACGGTCCGTCTGGAAAAGACAGTGGACATGTTCACAGAAGTCCATATGCGCTAGCAGCAGTTTCGGAGGCAGAGCATGAGCCATAACAGGGAATTTCAAAAACGGATTGTTGAGGATCGCCGCCTGGTCATCCTGCGTTTTCTGGCCGAAGATGCCGACTATGCCATGAACACCAGCCTGCTCCAAAGCGCGTTGGAATCCATCGGTCATGGGGTTTCCCGTGATCGTGTGACCGCCGATGCCGCCTGGCTGGAAGAAGCCGGACTCGTGGTCTGTGAAGACCTGGGCCACATCGTTGTGGTCAAGATCACCCGGCGGGGTCTGGATGTGGCCCGCGGCCATGCTGTCGTGCCCGGTGTAAAACGTCCCGGCCCGCGGTACTGATATGGGCCGCAAGTCATCCCTCCGCCGTCTGCCGCCCGAGCTGCTGGCAGAGGTCAACCGCCTTCTTTCCGATGGCCGCTTCACGCTGGACGAGATTCTGGAGCATCTTCGCGGCATGGGGGTGGAAACTGTCTCCCGCTCGGCCCTGGGCCGCCAGAAGCAGCGCATCGACAAGGTGGCTGCCAAACTGCGCCAAAGCAGGGAGATGACCGAGGCCCTGGTACGGGAGATCGGGCCTGATGTGGCCGAAGGCCAGCAGGGCCGCGTGCTTGTGGAGGTGCTTCGCCGTCTGGTTTTCGATCACCTTGAAAAACGCCTGACTTCCGAAGAGGAAGAAGGGCAGGACATCGACAATCAGGGTTTCTTCTTTCTGGCAAAGGCCCTCAAGGAAATGTCGCAGGCAAACCGGCTCGATCAGGATTTCGAGGCCAGAGTGCGCGAACGGGTGACTCGCGAGGCAGAGAAAAAGCTGGATGCGGCTGCCGCCCAGGTAGCGGAAGAGGCCAGCGGCCTGACCCCGCAGCAGGCTCTGGAGCGAGTGCGCGCCATATACAGAGGCGAGGCATAAGGGGCGAGGCATGAGCGGATCCATCCTTTACCCCTATCAGCGCCGCTGGCTGGATGACAGAAGCCGTTTCAAGATCGGCATGTTTGCCCGGCAGACCGGCAAGACCTTCACCACCACCCTGGAGATAGCCGAGGATCTGGTGGCTGCCGAGATAGCAAAACGGCGGGTGCGCTGGGTCATTCTGTCGCGTGGGGAGCGGCAGGCGCGCGAGGCCATGAATGAGGGGCTGCATCTGCACCTGCGGGCTATGGGCGCGGCCTTTGAAAGCCTGAGTGATGACTTCCGCCTTGCGGACAATACCACGGTCAAGGCTCTGGAAGTGGTCACAAAATACGGCTCCCGCGTCACGGCCCTGCCAGCCAATCCGGACACGGCGCGCGGCTTTTCCGCCAATGTCTTTCTGGACGAATTTGCCTTCCATGCCGACAGCCGCAAGATATGGGCCGCGCTCTTTCCTGTCATTTCCAGGCCCGGTCTCAGGCTGTGCGTAGTCTCCACGCCCAATGGCAAGGGCAATAAATTTTATGACCTGATGACCTCTGACCAGGAGACCGGCTGGTCGCGGCATACGGTGGACATCCATCAGGCCATTGCCGACGGTCTGCCCCGCGATGCCGGGGAGCTCAAAAACGCGCTGGGCGATGAAGACGCCTGGGCGCAGGAGTATGAGCTGCAATGGCTGGACGAGGCCAGCGCCTGGCTGCCCTATGAACTCATCAACGCTGTGGAGCATGACCATGCCGGCCTGCCCGAACACTATACGGGCGGCCCGGTCTGGCTGGGCGTGGACATAGGCCGCCGCCATGACCTGTTCGTCATCTGGGTTCTGGAACAGGTGGGGGACGTGCTCTGGACGCGGGAGGTCATCGAGCGGCGCAATGTCAGCTTTGCCCAACAGGATGCCCTGCTGGACGATGCCTTTGCCCGCTACCGCGTCATGCGCTGCTGCATGGATCAGACCGGCATGGGTGAAAAACCCGTGGAAGATGCCCAGCGTCGCCACGGCACAAGCCGGGTGGAAGGCGTGCTCTTTACGGCCACGGCCAAGCTGGCTCTGGCTACGGTGGGCAAGCAGGCTTTTGAGGACAGGCGCATCCGCATCCCCCGCGGGCGTGAGGCCCTGCGGGCAGACCTGCACAAGCTGAAAAAGGTTTCCGGCCCCACAGGCGCACCGCGATTCGTGGCCGAATCCGATTCCGGCGGCCATGCCGACCGCACCTGGGCCTGTTTTCTGGCAGTCAATGCCGCTGCCGACAACGCGCCGCCCATACCGCAGGTCCGCTCGGGCGGCTCCCGCGTATCGGCGGACATGCTGCGAGGGTACTGAGATGAATGCACTGCCCAGAAGCGCCGGGCGTGGCGAAATGTCCGTACTGATGGACGAGCTGGCTACCTGGCAGGCGGCTGAAGGCAGCTGGTTTTTTGGCGGCTGGCCCCTGCCCAATCCCGACCCCGTACTGCGTGCCACAGGTCATGCCCTGCCCATGTACCGCCGCATGCTCTATGATGCCCATGTGGGCGGCCTTGCCAGGCGCAGACGCGCGGCGGTGAAGTCGCTCGAATACCGGCTGGAGGCCGGAAAGGCCAAGGCCCGTACCGTCCGCCTGGTTGAAGCTGCCCTGGAACGGCTGGACGTGCCTTCTCTGGTCGGCAGTCTGTGGGAGGCAGCCCTGTTCGGCTTTGCCTGCGCCGAGATCCTCTGGGAGGTACGCGCGGGCCTCCTGCTGCCCAGGGCGGTAGCGGCCAAGCCGCAGGAGTGGTTTGCCTTTGACAGTCAGGGGGAGCTGCTGTTCATGGCTATGGGCAGCGCTGTGGGCATTCCCGTGCCCGGCAGGAAGTTTCTGTTGGCCAGACAAGACCCGAGCCTCAAGAACCCCTACGGCATAGCGGATCTGGCCCGCTGTTTCTGGCCCTATACGTTCAAGAAGGGCGGGCTCAAATTCTGGCTCCAATTTGTGGAAAGGTACGGCACTCCCAAGCTGGTGGGCAAATTCGACCGCAATACCACGGAAAAGGAGCAGAACGATCTGCTGCAGCTCCTGCTGGCCTGCGTGCAGGATGCCGTCATGGTCATCCCCAGCGACAACAGCGTGGAAACGCTGGCTACGGACGGCTCCGGCCTTTCCGGCGCGGCCGAAAACTACGAATCTTTCCTGCGTTTCTGCCGTTCGGAAATCTCCATAGCCCTGCTGGGGCAGGATCAGACGACCGAGGCTGACACCAACCATGCTTCGGCCACTGCCGGGCTGGAGGTCACCGGTGACATCCGTGATGCGGACGCGGCCATGATCCAGATGGCAATACAGCCTCTTATCCGCTGGATAGTGGATCTGAATATCGGCCCTGAAGCCGAGGCGCCGGAATTTACGCTTTACGAACAGGAGGATGCCGCGGCGGAAGCCGAGGCCGACTCCCAAAGAGCGGCCCGTGACAAGGCAGTGGCCGAACTCAGGCAGTATTATTCCGATGAATATCTGGAAAAGACGTATCGCCTGCCGCCCGGCGCACTGCGTGAGCAGCCGGCCACGCCGGAAGAGCCCATACCGGCCGCACCCGAGGGGGGAAGCCCCGCCGCCTTTGCCGAGCGCGATGACACCCTTGCAAGGGAAGAAAAGGCCATGACCGAGGTGGATGCCCTGACAGCCGACCTGTCCCCCGCTCTGGAGGATATGATAGCTCCTGTCCTGGATCGCCTCGTCCAGTCAGGAGAGCTTTCCGAAAAGGCGCTGGCCGAGGCAGTGGCTGCGGAATATCAGGACATGGATCCCGCCGCTCTGGCGGAACTGCTGGCCCGTGCACGCTTTGTCTGCCGCCTGTGGGGGTACAGCCATGCCTGAAGCCTTCAGCCTCAAACAGGCTTTCGGTCTGCCGCCGGAAGAAGCGGTGAAGTATTTTGAAAGCAAGGGCTACAGAATCAGTTTCGACTGGCGACAGGTCTGGCAGGAGGAACACGACAGGGTCTTTACCGTGGCCGGGGTGGCCCGTGACGATGTGCTTTTCGAGATACGCCGCTCGCTCACCACTGCCCTGAAGGAAGGCTGGAGCCAGAAGCGCTGGGCAAAGGAAATAACGCCCATCCTGAAGCGCAAGGGCTGGTGGGGTTCTGAAGTCATTACGGATGAGGACGGCAAGGCCCGGGTCTATCAGAAGGGCAATGCCTCGCGCCTGGATCTTATCTTCCGCCAGAACATCCAGACAGCCTATGCCGCCGGACGCT